TTTCTTGATTTGACACCACGCGATAAATTTATTGGTTGGGAACGCGAAAAGAAAACCCAAGGCGCAATGATTAACTATACAGCTATCGGTTCCTCTATTGTTCCTTTGCAACCACTTGGCTATAATTACATGGGTGGCAAACTACTTGCATTGCTATGTTTGTCGGATACTGTTCAACGATTGTGGAAAGAAAAATATGGAGATGTTCTCATCGGTGTTACTACAACTTCTTTATATGGCAACACTAAGTCCGGCGGTCTATCACAGTATGATGGTCTTGAATACTGGAACAAAATGGGATTCTCTAGTGGATCTGTTGCTTTTGAGCCACGAAAGTCAACGCTAAACATGATTTGGGATTGGTTGAAAGAAAATCATCCCGAAAAATATTTTGAATGGTGGGAAGCCAAGAAAGAAAACGGTCTACCTTTTAAGCGTGACCACAAGAATCGTTCGTTGCACTTTGCGTATCCAAAACTTGGTATTCCCAAAGAATTGACACGCACAGATCACCAACGCGGTATCTATTTTTCTCCACTCTACAACAACTCTTGTGAGTTTTTGCGTGGAGAAATCACCGAAAAAGACTTGGTCAAGTCTTTTGACACTAGCGAAAAGGCGCTTTCGGACATTTGGAAAACCAAATATGCCAAAGGTCGTATTCGCCAGTTGCAGAAAAAGAACAATGTTTCCTACGAAACTCTGTTCTATGATGACCTTATCTACATGTCTTGGGAAGAAACCAAGGAAAAATACCTGAATCAGGTCGGTAGATAATCATTTGTACCACTATATGTATTGACAAGTTCGATACATACTAGTATGATATGACTTCTCGCAGTTAAAGCGAGTGTGTTTAACCTTAATATGGAGTTATTATGAAAATGTCTGCTAAACAACGCCTTCTGTCTTTCCTGTCTAAGAAAGACGGATACAACACCTTCAGCGTAGCACAAGCCCGTGCCCGCTTTGGTATCCACAATGTCGCCGCTCGTATCTCTGAGCTTCGTCAAGAAGGCTACGCAATCTATACCAACACCAAACAACGCGCTGATGGTAGCAAGGTTGCTGTTTATCGCCTTGGAAATCCTTCCAAGAGCTTCAAGGCACAATGCCGTGCCAATGGCGTTCGTCCCCAAGCTATCTAATTATAGCCTGACGAAGGAGAGTACCACCATCGGTGGTCTCTCCTTTTTTTTATTCCGGAGTGAAAATGGAAATTCAAATTAAAACAGAAGAACTTAGAAAGAAGAGTTTATTTGTGGCTACGCCCATGTATGGCGGAATGAACCACGGACTCTATATGAAAGCCTGTCTTGACCTTCAAGGCATGTGCATTCAATACGGAATTAATATCAAATTTTCTTTCCTTTTCAATGAATCGCTAATTACACGGGCTAGAAATTATCTTGTCGATGAATTCCTAAATCGTTCTGATTGCACACACATGTTGTTCATTGATTCGGATATCAACTTCAATCCACAAGATGTGATTGCAATGTTGGCCCTCGACAAAGACATTATTGGTGGTCCTTATCCAAAGAAGGCTATTAAGTGGCGTTCTGTTAAGAAGGCAGTTCAAATGCATCCTGATATTGAACCAGGAACACTTGAGCGAGTTGCCGGTGATTTCGTTTTCAATCCTGTTAAAGGCACCGCACAGTTTTCAGTTTCCGATCCACTTGAAGTTTTGGAAATTGGTACCGGCTTTATGATGATTAATCGTGAAGTTTTCCCTCGTATGGAAAAGGCCTACCCTCAATTGCGTTATAAGCCTGACCATGTTGGCCAAGCACACTTTGATGGCTCGCGTTACATTCACGCATTCTTTGACACAATCATTGATACAAAAGAATCTGCTACAGGCGGCGGCTCTGATCGTTATCTGTCGGAAGATTATATGTTCTGCCAATTGTGGCGTAAACTTGGTGGTCAAATCTGGCTTTGCCCATGGATGAAAACACAACATATCGGCACTTATCATTTCCATGGTGATATGCCTGCCGTAGCCAACTTTGTTGGAGAGATGTGATGGATGAAGTCGAGTATGTGAGTGACGATGTAGTACAAGAAGAATCAAAAGAAACCAAGGTAGATACGGATTCTATTTTTGCTCCTCAGCGGTTGCAAAATGAAAGTTTTGAAGAATATAAAGAGCGCCGTCTGGTTGCCAAATATAAACTTCAACAAATGTCTGCCGGTAAATTGATTTGGGATTCTCGTAACCAAGGAACATATACCAAATGATTGTCGGCGTTCTCGGCTTTATCGGTTCGGGAAAAGGAACCGTTGGTGATATTTTGAAAGAAACTGGATTTCAACATCTAAGTTTCGCATCACCACTAAAAGATGTGACCGCCGATATGTTCGGTTGGCCAAGAGAGCTTTTGGAAGGTGATACGGAAGAGTCCAGAATTTTTCGTGAAAAGCGTGATGAATATTGGTCACAAGAATTCAAAAAAGATTTCACTCCGAGACTTGCGCTTCAACTGATGGGAACTGAAGTTGGGCGCAATGTCTTCCATGAAGATTTTTGGGTTATCAAAGCAAAGTTGGAAATGCACAAACAAATGTCTTGTGGTGTGGAAAACTTTGTAATCACAGATGTTCGTTTTCCAAATGAAATGAAAATGCTTCAAAAAGAAGGTGGCATTCTGATTGAAGTTCAGCGCGGCGTCAAACCACATTGGTATGACATTGCGAATAAGGCAAACCGTGGAGATACTCATGCGTTGTCTTGGATGCAAAATATGTCTGGCGTTCATATTTCGGAATGGGGTTGGGTCGGTTCCGAAATTGATTATGTTATTGAAAACAACGGAACAAAGGAACAATTGAAAAAGAAAGTTGTGTCATGCTTGACAAATTCTTTTGGTGTGAATATAATGAATGAATCTATTGAAGGAGTATTGTAATGAAACTATCCACTAACACTCTATCTGTGTTGAAAAATTTCTCAATTATCAATGAGGGCATCTATGTCAAGAAGGGTAATGTTGTAGAAACTATTTCTAAACAGAAGAACATTCTGGCTCGCGCTGAGTTGCCAGAAAGTTTTGATAATGAGTTTGGTATCTATGACTTGAACAAATTCTTGGGAGTCATTTCCCTACAGAAGGATAATCCTGAAATTGAGTTTGATGATAAGCATATCATCATTAAAACTTTTGGTGGTCGTAGTAAAACTAACTATCGCAAAGCATCTAAAGATGTTATTCTTGTTCCACCAGACAAGAAAATTAACATGGGCGATCCCGAAATTAAATTTTCTTTGACTTCAGAAGAAATCAATTGGGTCACAAAAATGGCTTCTGCTCTGAGTTCTCCAAACATCGCTTTTGTTTCCGATGGCCAGAAGGTTCAGATTCAAACTTTTGATGCTAAAGACGATTCGGCTGATGTTAATACAACCGATCTGTCTGTCACCGCCAATGGTAAATATCGTATGATTTTTGCAACAGAAAATCTGCGTTTCATTGAAGGTGCATATGAAGTTAAAATTTCTGCCAAAGGCATTGCACACTTTAAGAATACAACAGTTCCAATTGAATACTGGGTCATGGCTGAAACTGGCTCTAAACATGAGGGCTAATTATGACCGCAATTAATACTTTGTATGGCACATTTGCCGAAGATGATCTGAAGGCGATCAAAGATTCTTTGTCCGAAATTTCGAATGAAATGACTATCATTGAATCACATAAGCAAGCCATCAAAGATATCATGGACGCAATGTATGATGCACATAAGATTCCCAAGAAAGTTCTCCGCCGTATGGCGAAAGCACATCACAAGCAATCTTTCCAAGAAGAAGTAACCGAGGATAATGAATTCGAAGCATTATACCTTGGTGTCACAGAAATCAAGTGAGTTTATGTTGTATAACCAACCGCTGTGGTTGGTTATACTTTTAAGCCCAAACTTCTGAGTTTGGGAAAATAATATTATGGAGAATGTGAATGAGCGAACAAATGCTGTGGGTGGAAAAGTATCGTCCCCATAAAGTTGAGGACTGTATTCTTCCGGAGACTCTTAAAACTACCTTTCAGGAATATGTCAACAGAAAAGAAATCCCAAATTTGCTACTTGCTGGATCCGCAGG